GATGACATTCCTGCTATGTTAAGTGAAGGTGAGTATGTAGTACCTGCTGATGTTCTTCGTTTTTATGGTATGAAGTTTTTTGAGGACTTACGTGCAGAGGCTAAACGAGGCTTGGCGCAAATGGAAGCTGAAGGTCGTATTGGTGGGGAGCCTATAAGTGAACCTGATGAAGAGCTTCCCTTTCCTGATGAAGAGCTTCTTACAACTGAAGATAGAGAAGAAGAAACAGAAGAACAGATGATGGCTTCTATGGGTGGCAGCGTAGGCTATCAAGGAGGTGGATTCCAACCTAATGTTCCTGCGTGGATGTCTAGGTTACAAAACATATCTCCAGGTGCAGAGGGCGCTACTCAGTTTAAGATATTTGTAAATGATAGAGGGCAAGAAGTATCTGTTTTAGTTGATGCAAATAATCAGCCTGTCTTTAGTGTACCTTCAGGTTATAGACTTAAGAGTGAACCTGCACCAGGTGATATAACATCTATAGAAGAGACTGTAGTACCTAAAGATAATAATGATGGTCCTATGAATAAAAAGGATGCTACAGCTAAGGCTTTAGAGTTTGCAAAAAAACGTAGAGAAGAAACTAAAATAAATTTTAGTAATCCTATTGAAGTAGCAAAAGCAGTAGACACATACTATTCTTCTGGACCTGCTCTTGGTATACTAGGTTTAGTAGGTAACCAGTTTAATAAAAACTCTCTAATAAAAGGTATAGACACAGCATTAAATAGTAAATTAGATCCTCCTATTAAAGAAGATCTTGAAATTCAAAAAGGATATCTTGTTGATAAAAGCACTTATCAAGATAAGAATGAATCTGAAGGATGGGGCGATTGGTTCAAAGGTTTATTTGGTGTTGATGAGGATACTAAAGCGGCTAACTTAGAAAGTTACAAAGAGACTTACAATAATGATTCAGCTAACGCACAAGGTGCTTGGTTGGAGGCAACGAATGTTTTAAATTCTATAAGTGCTAGTGATGATCCTATTGCTTATCATGCAGCAATTAAAGAACAATCAGAAGCAAGTAGAGCGTTTACTGCTTTAAAAAGGGCAGAGACAGGATATGGTACAGATGATTATGTACCAACGCCTGCACCAGAACCAACTGTTTTTAACAACAATAATGACGAAGACGACTAATTCCATATAACTATAAGGCTACCCAGCTACGGCTGGCCCCAACATAAGGAGAAAACAAATGGCTGAAGTAGAACAAGTAGAGGTGCATTCCGCATCTCATATGCGTAACCAAGCAAGAATTAATAAAGACGAAGCAGAGCTACGTGAGATATTAAAAGAAGCAGGGTATACACAGGAAGATGAAACCCAAGAAGAAACTGCTGAAGCTAAACCCGATAGCAAAGAGCCTGAAGCTAAACCAGTTCAGGCAAAAGGTGATCCCAAACAAAAAGAAGAACCTAAAGCAGAAGCACAAGAAGATGATGACCTAAGTGCTGAAGAGAAGACGTTCAAGCAGCGTTATGCTGATATACAAAGATACATGCAAGATAAAGCAGATGAGCATAAGGCTTCTATTGAAAAATTACAAAATCAACTTGAGGCGGCTACAAAGAATGAGCTTGTACTTCCTAAGTCTGAAAAAGAAATAGAAGCTTGGTCTAAAAAATATCCTGATGTAGCAGGTATAGTAGAAGCTATAGCAGATAAGAAAGCACAAGAGCGTTCTTTGGATATAGACAAACGTCTTAAAGAAGTAGAAGAACTAAGAGTTACAGCTAAACGTGAAAAAGCTGAGGCTGAATTAGCTGCTTTACATCCTGACTTTAGTTCTATTCGTGCAGATGATGTATTCCATGAGTGGGCCAAGGAACAACCTAAGTGGGTACAAGATGCTTTATATGAGAATGTAGATGATGCTAAGTCTGTATCTCGTGTAATAGATTTGTATAAAGCAGACAAAGGTATCACAACTAAAAAGAAGTCTATCGAAGATAAAGGTGCAGCTTCTTCTATAACAACAAAACGTACTACAACACCTAACTACGATGAAGAATCTAATTATTTTAGAGAGTCACAAGTAGCTAATATGTCTATTAAAGAATATGAGAAGCGTATGGAAGAAATAATGGAAGCCCAACGCTCAGGAAAGTTTATTTATGATATGTCAAGAAAATAGTTGACAAAACAAATTTCATAAGTAAAACTATAGCATATACACCATAACTGTGTGTATGCTTTAACAAGCACTAGCCACAAAAAAGACTTACCTCAAAGTATAGGCCCAGATCAGGCAGGTAGGCCAACCAGTCTGTAAACTGACTACCCTAATACCAAGAGCCTCTTTATAGTGGATATGTAGTGTCTATTCTCACGCCATATCTATAAAGGAGATTTAACTATGGCTATAGCAGTTGCCTCTGGCAAAAGCGGATTTGACGGCAATTTCAGCCCGATAATCTATTCCAAACAAGCACAGATTGCTCTAAGAAAAGCATCTGTTGCAAATGCAATCACTAACAACTCCTACTTCGGAGACATTGCAAACCAAGGTGATGTAGTTCGTATCCAGAAAGAGCCTGATGTAACAGTCAACGCTTTGGAGCGTAAAACTGCAATCTCCGTAGAAGACTTAGATGACTCTGAGTTTTCACTAACCATTGACAAAGCTAACTACTTTGCTTTTAAAATGGATGACATCGAAGATCAATTCTCATCAGTTGATTTCGTTAGCCTAGCTGCAGACAGAGCAGCATACAAAATGGCTGACGCAATGGATGCAGACTTACTTCAGTATATGTCAGGTCACTCTGGTGCAGGTGCAATCACTACCACAACTTCAGGTACAGCACAGCACCCAACATCAGGTGAAATAAACGGTGAATTTCTAAAGACTAACCGTTTAGATGCGTCTGACATTGGACACATCACAACATCAGCTTCTTCAAGTACAACTGGTGACTCCATTCCTCTAGCTGCACGTCTTCCAGGTGCAACAGCGTTGTCTACATCTGTGACATCTCCGTTGACTGTGATTGCACGTATGGCTCGTCAGATGGATACAGCAAATGTTGACTCACGAGGCAGATGGCTCGTTGTAGACCCAGTGTTTATGGAAATCTTAAAAGACGAAGATTCACGTCTATTAAATGCTGACTACGGTGGAGCAGGTCTACAAAATGGACTAGCTGTCAACAACTTACACGGCTTCAGACTTTATGTATCTAACAACTTACCTGCTAAAGGTACAGGTGCAGGTACATCAGGTGCGACTGCCCAAGACGATCATTATGGCGTTATTTTGGCAGGTCAGGAAGATGCTGTTGCTTCTGCAGAGCAGATCAACAAAGTTGAAAACTACCGTGATCCAGACTCATTTGCAGACATTGTACGTGGTATGCACCTATATGGAAGGAAAATTCTCCGTCCACAAGCATTGGTGTCAGCCATTTACAACGCTGCTTAATACTAAATATACTGTTGGGCGAGCTATGTCAAGCTTGCCCTTCAGCTTATATAACAGTAGGATAACTCTATGGCTACTTATGTCACACTAGTAAATGAATTACTAAGACGCTTGAACGAGGTCACACTTGATACTGCAGGTGATGGCTTTGATTCTGTAAGAAACGTGCAAGCTTTAGCTAAAGATGCAGTAAATAGTAGCATTAGACTTATTCTACAGGATGGTCAGGAGTGGCCTTTCCTTAAAACAACTTTTACACAGACTCTTACTGCAGGTACAAGACAATATGATTTTCCTGCAGATTATTCTAGTACAGACTGGGATACATTTTATCTCAAAAAACTAACGTCTGCAAATAATAGCCCTCTTCATTTAGACGTAATATCTTATGATCAGTACATAAAAAACTTACGTTCATCCGATGATTCAGGAGATCAAGTAAATGGAGATGGACCTCCTGCTGTCGTATATCAAACATTAGGTAATGCTTTTGGTGTCAGTCCTATACCTGACGCAGCGTATGAAGTAGAGTATGTGTATTGGAAATTTCCTACAGACTTAACTACATTTAATGATGTAGCAATTATACCAGATCGTTTTAAGCATGTAGTTATAGATGGTGCTATGATGTTTATGATGCGTTTTCGTAGTAATGAGCAGAGTGCTGCAATCCATCAAAACAACTTTGAAGATGGTATCAAGACAATGCGTAGAGTTACTTTTGATGACACTTTATTTGTACGATCTACTTTTGTAGGTGATGTAAGGCCAAGCTCATTTAATAGTGGTATATAATGGCAGACAATTTAGCTTCCTTTAAAGTCTTCTGCCAGGGAGGGCTTAATACTAGTAGGGATGTGCTTTCTCAAGGTGAGACACAGCCTGGATCAGCTATATCATTAGTTAACTACGAACCTGCTGTTACTGGTGGTTATAGAAAAATAAGTGGGTTTGCTAACAATTACGGCACAGTTACAGGCACAGGAAGTGTACTAGGTGTTTGTGTAGCTGATGGTATAAATGATGGTATACTAGCTTGTAGAAAACCTTCATCAGGTAATAACTACTTACATAAATGGAATAACTCTAGTTCAGCTTGGGATGCAGTAACGACTGCAGGTTCACCCACAATGGTAGGGGTAACTAAAGTAAGATTCTCAAGGTTTAACTTTGGTTCTCCAAAGGTTGTACTAACAGACGGTATAAATCCTGCAGCTACATACAATGGTACAACTTACACGCAGATCACTCACGCTAATGCACCTACTGATCCTAAGTACTCTGCAATATTTCAAAATCATTTATTCTTAGCAGGTGATCCTGCCCATCCAACAAAGCTATTCTTTAGTGCACCGCTAGATGAAACAGACTTTGCTTCAGGTCAAGGGGCAGGTGTAATAAATGTAGGATTCCCTGTAGTTGCTATAAGATCTTTCAGAAATGAACTTTATATATTTGGCACTACTAATATCAAAAAACTAGCAGGTACTGCATTAGCTAACTTTGTGTTACAAACTGTTACAGACGATCTAGGATGCCTAGCTACAGACAGTGTTATAGAAATAGGTGGTGACTTACTATTCTTATCTCAGGATGGTTTACGTCCTGTTTCGGGTACGGCAAAGATAGGAGATGTTAATTTAGAAACAGTATCAAAAGATATTCAATCTATCTTTACAGATATTGTATTTGATGTTGACCTTGAAGGCCTTAATGCAGTAGTAATCAGAAAGAAAACACAGTTTAGATACTTTTTTGCAGCAGCAGACTCTCAAGGTATTATTGGCGGCTTTAGACAAACACCTAATGGATTACAAATTGAGTATAGCCAAATGGTAGGTATTACAGCTACCTGTGCTTCTAGTGGGTATATAGGCCAGAATGAAATTGTTATACACGGTACTTCAGCAGGTAAGGTACAGCAACAGGAACAAGGCAATAGTTTTGATAGTAGTAATATACTAAGCGTATTTCAAACACCCTTTTTTCATATGCAAGACCCAGAACAACGTAAAGTATTTTACACTGTAGCTACATATCTACGTTCTGAAGGTGACAATTCTATTGTTATGTCTGCTGTGTATGACTATGCAGATATAGATACATTGAATCCAAATAACTTTAATTTATCTACTGCAGGTGCTGCAGCATTTTTTAATGAAGCGACATATAATAGCACAGCAATATTTGATGGTAATCCATCACCTGTTCAAAGAAATAATATATCAGGATCAGGTAAATCAGCATCTTTTAAATACGTAACTAATGACACAAATGCATCACACAGTATCCAAGGTTTAGTGGTAACATTTGGGGTAGGAGACAGGTTATAACATGGCAGGTTATTCAAGACAATCAGCAGCAGATATTATCGCTAATGCGGTTATTAAAGCTGCACCAGTAAACGCAGAGTACAATGCTCTACGAGATGCGTTTCTTTTATCAGGTGGACACAAACACGATGGTAGCTCTACTGAAGGTGGTTACGTACCTCTAATAGCTGACAGTGATGCACTAAACAAAGTTGTTATAGATACTAGTAATAATCGTATAGGCTTCTTTAGTGAAGTGGGTGGATCTGCAGTAGAGCAAGTAAGAATACAAGACGGTGCTATTGTTCCTGTAACTGATGATGACATTGACATTGGTACATCCTCACTTAAATTTAAAGACTTGTACGTTGATGGTGTAGGTTACATCGACTCTGTTACTGTAACAGGGGCAGCTACATTCTCTAACATAGACATTAACGGTGGTGCAATAGACGGTGCAACAATAGGTGCAGCATCAGCAGGAGCAGCTACGTTTACTGATCTTACTGCTACAGGTACAACTACAGTAACTACAGCAGATGTAAACGGTGGTAATATTGATGGTACTATAATAGGTGCTTCTACAGCAGCAGCAGGTACATTCACTGCTTTAACTGCGACAGGTACAACAACAGTAGCAACTGCAGACATAAATGGTGGTAACATAGATGGTACAATTATTGGTGCTTCTAGTGCAGCAGCAGGTAGCTTTACAACTGTTTCTACATCTGGTCAAGCAACACTAGCAACTGTCGATATTAATGGTGGTGCTATTGATGGAGCTATTATTGGAGCTAATAGTGCTGCAGCCATAACAGGTACAACTATTACAGCAAGTTCTGGCTTTGTTGGAGATTTGACAGGTAATATTACAGGGGATATAGATGGTGACATCACAGGTAATATCACTGGTAATGTTACAGGAAACGTAACAGCTAATTCTGGTACATCTACATTTGCTAACGTAACAGTCAACGGAACTTTAGATGTTACTGGTACAACCATTGCTAACGTTACAGATCCAAGTAACGCACAAGACGCTGCGACAAAAAACTATGTGGACACAGAGGTATCTGCACTTGTAGACTCTGCTCCAGGTACACTAAACACACTCAACGAACTAGCAGCAGCATTAGGTGATGACGCAAGTTTTAGTACAACTATTACAACTTCTATAGCTGCCAAGCTACCACTTGCAGGTGGTACGATGAGTGGTGCTATAGCTATGGGTACAGCTAAGATTACAGGGTTAGGTGATCCAACAGCTAACCAAGATGCAGCAACTAAAAAGTATACAACAGATACCTTCTTACCGTTAGCAGGTGGTACTCTAACAGGTGCAGTAGCAGCAGGTAGTAATAAAATTACTGCTAGTTATACACCAAGTGCAGGTGCTGATCTCACAACTAAAACATATGTTGATGGTATTGTTGGCTCTGGTACAGCAGCAGCAACATCAGCTACAGCAGCAGCGAGTAGTGCGACAGCAGCAGCCTCAAGTGCAACTGGTGCAGCAAACAGTGCAACAGCAGCAGCTTCTAGTGCAACAGCAGCAGCAGCTAGTTTTGATTCGTTTGATGACAGATACCTTGGGGCTAAGTCATCTGCTCCCTCAGTAGACAATGATGGTGATGCTTTAGTTACTGGAGCACTTTACTTTAATACTAGCACAAATATTATGAATGTTAGAACTAGTGGTGGTGCTTGGACTGCAGCAGGTTCATCTGTAAATGGAACTTCTTCAAGACAAACTTATACTGCTACAAGTGGACAAACTACATTTAACGTAACTTACGATGCAGGTTTTGTAGATGTTTATCTTAACGGTGTAAAACTATTATCAGGTACAGACTTTACTGCTACGTCAGGTACAGCAGTTGTACTGGCATCAGGAGCTACAGCAGGGGATATTCTAGATTTAGTAGCCTATGGTACATTTACTTTATCTGACCACTACAGCAAAACACAATCTGACGATAGATACTTACTAGAATCAAATAACTTATCTGATTTGACTAGTGCTGCTACAGCCCTTACTAATTTAGGTGTTACAGCAACAGCTGCAGAGTTAAATTATGTAGATGGTGTAACATCAGCAATACAAACTCAAATAGATACAAAAGCACCTTATGCAACAATTGCAGTTACTGTAGTTAACTCTGGTGGTAATAAGTATGCTCTTGATGGAACAGTGCAGCAACTAGCTCAACTTACACCTTCAGTAACTTATAGGTTTGATCAGTCAGATGCTTCAAATGCAAGTCATCCACTACTATTAAGTACAACTTCTAATGGTACTCATGGTGGTGGTAGTGCATTTACTACAGGTGTAACAGCAGTAGGAACTCCAGGTTCTGCAGGAGCTTACACACAAGTTAAACTAGAACAAGATGCCCCTGCAACTTTATATTATTATTGTACAAACCACAGTGGTATGGGTGGTGAAGTTGACGCAAAAGGTACAGTTTCAACTTTAAGTGATCTTAGTGTAACTGCTACAGCAGCAGAGCTAAACATTATGGATGGTGTTACAGCTACTACTGCTGAACTAAACATCATGGATGGGGTTACTTCTACTGCTGCTGAGTTAAACATACTTGACGGTGTTACATCTACAGCAACAGAATTAAACCTACTTGACGGTGTAACTGCAACAACGGCTGAACTTAATTATTTAGACATTGCAACATTAGGTTTAACAGCAGCATCTAAAGCTGTAACAGCAGATGCTAACGGTGTTGTAAGTTTTGATAATGGTACAACAGAGGAAAGCACAGTCGTAACGTCTAGCTCTAACGCAGCCACGATTAACCTAAGAGATGGCAACGTGTTTACGCATACTTTATCTGAGAATGTAACCTACACGTTTAGCAACCCTGCTGCATCTGGTAGAGCTTCAGCTTTTATCTTGAAGGTGGTGCAAGACAGTAGCGCAAGAACAATCACTTGGCCTGGAACTGTTGACTGGGCTGCAGCCACAGCACCCACAATAACTGCAACTAATGCAGGAATTGACGTATTTGCGTTTATTACGGTTGATGGGGGCAGTAATTATTATGGCTTCACTCTAGGTCAGGCAATGGGATAATAGATGTCAGTAAGTAAAATAGTAGCAGCAGCAGCCTCTGGTGTAGGAGGTGCAACTCTTGATGTAGATGATGTGTTCAGCACGTTTTTGTATGAAGGTAATGGCTCTACACAGACGATCACTAACGGCATTGATTTGTCAGGTGAAGGGGGTATGGTTTGGTTAGCTCGAAGAACTATCCCTAACCATTCACAAAGTCATTTTATTGTTGACACGGAAAGAGGTGGCAATAAGTTTTTACAAACATACGGAACTGCTGCGCAATTGAACGACAATAGCTTAATTACATCATTTAACAGTAATGGTTTTACTATGGGGAACACCATTGCCAACACAAGCGGTAATGACGTCTCTTGGACATGGCGCAAAGCTCCTAAATTTTTTGATGTTGTAAAATTTACTGGGGATGGCTCTAGTAATAGATCTATAAGCCATAGTCTTGGCAGTACTCCTGGGTTTATAATTATTAAAGATGCAACTAATATTAATCATTGGTTTTGTTGGCACAACCATTTTTCTTCTTTGTCTAGTGGCAGTGGTTACATGATGTTAAACTCTACAAATGCTGTAGTAAATACAACTGGTGTTATTGACACAGTTACATCTACGTCTTTTAACGTAACTGGTGGTGCAACAAATGCAAGTGGCGCAACTATTATAGCCTACGTTTTTGCACACAACAATAATGATGGTGAGTTTGGCCCAGACAGTGATCAAGACATTATAAAGTGTGGGAGTTATACTGGTAATGGATCTAGCCAAGTAATTAATTTGGGTTTTGAAGCTCAGTTTGTTTTTTATAAAGCTGTAGCTGATTTGCCTAGTTATGGTGGTGAAAATTGGAATATATTAGACACTATGAGAGGTATGCCAACAGGGGGAGAAGCTGCTCAGTATTTAATAGCTAATACGAATGCTGCTGAAACAGGTTTTAATTCTTCTTATGGTGCAAGAGCACATGCAAGTGGTTTTGAAATATTTGGTGGTTCTTTTGGTAGTAACTATAATGGCAACAACTACATCTACATGGCAATACGCAGAGGCCCACTAGCTGTACCAGAAGATGCCACTAAGGTTTTTGGACTAGATGCAACAGTTAACTCATCCTATCCAAGATTTACCGCAGGTTTTCCTGTAGATATGTCAATTGCGACTACAACAGACTCAGGTGATCCAAACGAAGTTGCTTCCAGACTTACTGGGGGTGTTTATATGCGATCAAATAGCTCAACCTATGAAAGTAGTAGTACCAACTATGTTTGGGATAACATGACAGGTGCATATTTTAACAGTAAAACAAACGGTGTGGCATGGATGTGGAAACGTGCACCTGGTTATTTTGACGTTGTTTGTTACACAGGTAATTACACTGACGGAAGAACTGTAAACCATAGTTTAGGTGTTGTACCAGAAATGATATGGGTAAAATTAAGAAATACCTATAATGGCGAATGGATGGTGTTTCACAAAGATTTAGCAACAAATCATAACTTAATTCTTGAAAGCGTTGGTGGATCAGGTAATTACAGTGGTCGAGTAAGAACTCCAACAGCTACAACATTTACAGTAAGCAATGATACATCTGTTAACAGAGCAGCTCCTCTAAAGTATGTAGCCTACCTTTTCGCTACCGTAGCAGGTGTAAGTAAAGTTGGTTCCTACACTGGAAATGGCTCTAGTCAGAACATAGATTGTGGCTTTAGTAGTGGTGCAAGGTTTGTACTTACTAAATGTTCTAGTCATAGTGGAGCTTGGCATGTATTTGATACTGCAAGAGGTATAGTTTCTGGCAATGATCCTCTCCTAGAATTAAACTCAACGTCTGCTCAAAGTACCTCTTACGATGCAGTTGATCCTCTTTCTAGTGGTTTTACAGTATCCGACAATATCACTAACGAAAATGGAAGAACGTTTATCTTCTACGCAATAGCATAAC